AAGCTTGGCTTTTGCATCCAGCTCTTTACCAGCCGTCGTGCCTTGTGCTTGTTTCTCTAACTGATCAATGTTGAAGGCACCTTCATTTAGCTTTGCATTTTTATGGATCTGATCACGCTGCATATACATTTGAGCGAAGAGGTTTGATGCAGTACGGTTACTGAAAATACTGCCGATCGCATCAATAACGTCACTTTCTTTGGTAATGCCTTTAGCGTTGAGAGCCGGTACCAGTACTTGCTCCATCCATGCAAACTGATCTTTTTTGAACAATGCAGCGTTTTTAATTGCACCGATATCTAGATAAGACAAATCACCAGTTTTATTATGTTTGACCTTTGAATAATCGCCAATCAGACCAAATTTATCGAGGTTTGCAGCTGCTCGCTGCGTGGTTCTGCCCTGGTATAAGTTTTGATAAGCAGACATCATGGATGTACCGACACGAAACCCGCCCATTTCCTGCACCAGTGGTTCCATTTTGTAGTAAAAGGCTTTGTTATCCATGCCCTTTGCAGCAATACCACCGGTTTTAATGACGTTCAACCATTCTTCTGCCTGAACACGTCCACCTGTGGCCGTAATGACTTGCTGAATGATATTGGCTTGTTCTGTAAATGATTCTTTGCTTTTTAAGCCATTCCGCATTTCGATGACTTTGAGCATATCCATGAATTTTTTTTCATTTTCAACACCGTGATCACCATACATGGCTTCATTTGCAAATTTCATCTTGGCCAACGTTGGTGCGACCCATTGTGCATGATGCACGTCGCCGAACGCAGTTACACCGTCACGTACCAACGTTAAATTATCAAGCGTACTGGTACCGAAAGTTTTCATCGCTCTGGCATATAAAATCGCTTCTTCAGTGGCTTGTTTGCCAAAACCCAATGATGCAATCCGATTCTCTTCGATATCGACGCGCTTTGACTCATCGATCGGCTTGCGCATTGCGTAAAGTGTACCTACGCCTGCACCAGCCATCATCATTCCCGTCATGCCTGCTGTACGTGCATTTTGGCTGTAACGTTGGTGTTGCTGCTGTACATTATTTAAATTGCGGAGTGTGCGGCGCTGTCGTTCAAGCTCTGATGTTGCTTGATCTGTACGACGACGTAATTCAGATTGATGCTGAGATAAATTACTGGTAGATAACCCGGATTGATTCATCTCAGTACGAAGCTGATGCAACTGCTGTGTATTTTGCTGATGCGAATCTTTCAGCCGTTTTGCTGCTGCTTTGGCTTTTTCAAAATCACGTGTTAATTCTGCACTTGGATTGCTATTCATCTGCTGTCGCAAGGTTTTAATGCGATCCTGCATCTCTTTGAGTGCTTTTGCGCTTTCCTCAGTGGCTTTCTTTTGCTTTACATAGCCATCGATCTGTTTTTGCTGATCATTGAGTTTTTTGACTTCATCACTGGTTCGTTTAAGCGCATTTGAAGCAGCTTTACTGTTGCCGATCATCAGCTTGAGTACGGGACTCAAGCTGTCTTTTGATCCAAACAGGACTTCAAGTTTTAAGGGTTTCATTCGGCATCATTTCCATTTCGATCAATGGCTTCTTGATGCCATTGCATCAGTTGACTAAGTGACATATCGATATAAGCCTGCGGTGGCCAGTGAAACACCACCGCAATATTGGCGATCGCATCGTCTACTTTTGGCGTAATACTTCCGCACGTACTGATTTCGGTTGCAAAAAAAGCATGATGACTCCACCAATTTGTGTGATGTCTGCTGGCTCGAGCTGATTGATTTGTGATTTTGTCAACTCAGGTGTGCATACACGTGGTAATACCGTACAAATGGCTGTGACATCACCCTGCAATAAATCTGAGATTTTGATGCCTTGCAAAGCTTGTACATTCGGTTTTCGAATTTCCAATGTGTTAATTTCTAAATTACCCATCATGACTGGTTTTTCCAGATCGACTGTTTGAACGTCCATGTTGATGGCTGCTGTATTTTCAATTTGCTCTAATGTTTTCACGAGATAACTCCAAAAAATTTATAAAAAAACCTCTGCCCACAGGTTATGAACAGAGGGATGGAAACTTATAGGCCGATGTTTTGACGATGCTTTTCTTGAAGATCGACACCGTTTACGATTTCGATGCCACCGGGAATATCGATCTCAATGATTTTTTCACCATCGATGGTGAGTTTGTAATAAGACCAAATGGTTTTAACTGTGGTTTCCGTATCATCACCCGGTTTGTAGTTGCCAAAATCAATCTCTTCATGGCGACCACGAACCACGACTTCGACTGCACTGGTTTCGCCAGTGTCATCGCGCTGAAATGAACCCGCAAAGCGTAGACCGATGGCTGAAATGGATGCAGCGCCCCATTGCTGTAAAATCAACTTATCGATGCCACCGAGTTTCCATGTCATCTCATTGATATCATCAGCTAGACCGGCGTCCCACTTAATGTTGCCGTTCATGCCACCGCCACGCCAGTTTTCTAACTTGCGACCGAGCTTAGGCAAGGTCACTTCACCGGTTTGGCCAAGATATGAGTTACCTTCATTATAAAGGTTCATCAGTTTTAATTTTTTCGGTAGAGCCATGATCTTGTCCTTATCCTGCGGTTACACGTGAAGCAAAGTCGACCAGGTAACGGTCTGTGATGCGCTGACGTAACCCTAAGTTTTCAAGTGGTGGAACAGGCGTATAGTCATAGTCGATATAAAACTTGCCTGACTTGAGCACTTCTTTTGTATTGATAACTGGATCTATCCAGCACTCACCACCAAGTAAATAGTTGCCTTGCGTCATTTCACGCATTTTTGCGTTAATGCCTTCGCTAATGTCTCGCGCCAGTCCTGGTGTAAGATCTTTATCGACTGCCCACATATGCCCTTCAGCCATAGTGTCTGCAAGAATCTGCGCTGTACGTGTGTAGCTTTCAAACGCGAACTGAGGATCATCAGAACAAGTACGGGAACCCCAAAAACGGAACCCATCGCGCTGGATAAGCGTAGTGATATCGTTTTGGTTGAGATAGCCAGCGTCTGTGTCTGGATCTTGCAGTTGCCAATACACATCTTTTGAAATACCGGTTACACCGTTTACTGCGACATTTGAAAGTGTTTTTTGCCAGCCTGTTTCGTTGTCAATTTTTGCGCGAAGACCCAAAGCACGGGCTGTTTCTTCAAACGTTGACGTGGCACTTGTAGCTGTATCGAAGCCTAAAAAATCTGGCCAGATAACCATCGCTTCACGTGCACCGAACTTTTGACTATAGGCTTGGGCTTCTTCTTTGGTTTGACAGCCATTTTCTGAAATGTAAGAAAAACCGCGAAGCTTTTGAGCCAATGCGATAAGTGCAACGGATACAGCCGATGTATCTAGACCAGGAATACCCAAAATACGTGGCTTCACGCCGAGCTGTGCTTCAGCTGCAAGCAAGGCTTTCATGCCCGTATATTTGCCGTTGACTGAACCACCGATGATGGCGGATGTCTGCTCTGCAGCATCAGTCTTTTGTTCTACACGAACCACGACAGTCGCGGGATTTGTTTGATCGGCAATTGCTTGAAGTGAACGTGCTAATGTGCCTTGATCACCAGCTTTGTCTAAAGCAGCTTGAACGTTGGTTAAAAGGACTGGTGTGTTAAGTGGAAATTTTTCTGCATCTGCATCTGATGCTGTACAGACCATACCAATAACCGAGCTTGATACTGTACGAATGGGACGGGTTCCGTCATTGAGTTCAAAAACCCGGACTCCGTGATGATAATCTTGAGCCATAAAAATAGCCTGTAATCTGGTTAGTTTTCAGATCACAGGCTTACAAATTGTTTGATCAATTTCATTGAGTTGCAGTTGTTAAAAGTAAATTTACAACTTAACTGATTAATGCCACCACATCCGGATTGTTCTTCAGAAACTCGGCCAGCTTTTGCTCCGGCGATTCTGCTACAGCAAGTTTAGGCTTTGTCACCAGTTGCCAGTTGGCACCGTTGAATCGTGGCCATTGATCATCTGGCCATGATTCAGGAATTGCGATTTCAGTGGCATTCGCCGGCACTAAAAATATGCCTGGTTCACGCGGTGATTCGTCTGCAGTCGTGGTACCCACATACATGCC